CCTTGACATCAGGATACGCCATCAGGCCGCGACCCCGCCATCAACGTCGATCTGAAGCCACTTGTTGGCGAACTCCATGTTATCGAGGAACCGGATGTTGTGAATCTTGTTTCTGATCTGCACCCGGTCGGAATCCAGCAATGTTGAAGTGTATCGAACCACAAGGCGCAACCGAACGGTTGCCTCGGTGCGGTCATGGGCAAATCGCTCTGAGCCGCCAACCGGCACCACATAGGCGCGGGTCGGTGCGCCGGAAACGGTAGCCCAGGATTCCGTCTGGCCTCCTGCACCATCACTGGTCAAGGTGCGGCGCTGGAACGTCACCGGCTCTTTCAGCTTGCCGGAATTCATGTCGCAACATTTCATCATCGGGTGGTAAACTCTATAATGTCCATGTTGACGGAGACATCGACGGTGCTGGCCGATACATTGGCGAGGAAGCCAAAGTCGCACAGCGGCGGGAAGTAGAGCGGCGGATCGAAAACAACGTCGAGAAGTCCGGCACTTTGCGGATACTCGGTCACGAGCAGCATCGAGGTATATGGTGCTGCTACTTCCAAGATATTCTCTCGCTTGTAGAGAACGATGTTGGCCTTCTTGTCGGAATCGCTTGAGATGGTCACGTTGCGGAGTGCCGCACTCCGGTCACGCGGAGTAGTGTAGACAGCCATCTCTGTCTTTCCGCGTCCTAGCGTACCATCGACAATAACTGCCCAGTCCTCTCCTCCTGCGGCATTCTCAATGGTTATCGTCCCGGCGTGCGATCTAGCGGTCTGCGTGGAATATGTTCCAGACTTGGACACATAGACATCAAACAGGCGGATGAATGACTTCGATGTTTGCGCGCTTGCGGATGCACCTGCTGTTGCCAGCGCCTGGGTGGTATAGTCACCGAACTCATCAATGCCGATTAAAACAATTTCTCTCGCCCCGGAACCGTTGGCCGTGTCGTTGGCATTGCCACCGGCCTTGATGCGGAGATGAACATGGGCATTTGCTTGGGGCGTGCGATAGAAGCCAGAGCGAGATACAGGCACGAAGCTGGAACCGACAGATGTATTTCGGCCAAACTTGTTGAATGACCGACAACCAGAAGCCAGCCCGCGCGCAATGTCGAGACTGCTGGGATAGGTCATATCTTCATGGCCTTATATTGAGCCATAATGACCGAAGCGCCGGATGCGTCATAGGCATCACTTGCATCGCAGTCATCTCCACGGTTGCTGTAGAGGAAAGCCGCAAGCTGCTTGACGGCACGCTTCATCGGAGACGGCACTGCCGCTGCATTGGCGAATCCAGACACATAGATGATCTGAATGGCGTCATTGGCGCGCAGAGCAACCGGCCAAGTCTGGCCTCGCTTGAGCGTCAACCTTCCAGGCGTCTGATATATGTCAATGTCGAAGACGTTGGCAACCGTGATGGCCGTTGCATTGCTGCCTTCATCGTAGACAGTGACCGATGTGATCGATTGAAGAGGCCATCGCGGAATAGCAAGGCTTTGAATGGTGCTGGTGCGCGCCAGTTCTGTGATCGACATCTCACGCACGCCATCCCACCACGCCTCGCCACCAGCGGGCCAGCGATCAAGCGATAGCCGCCATGACTGCGTGATGAACGCAAGGCCGGTCATGTTCTCGATCTCGGTTCGAGCATCCGTGATGAGCGTATTGGCCTCCGCGTCTGGAAGTTCCGTGCTGTCAGTGCGGAGATGCGTGCGGAGTTCCGTAGCCGTTACCGGCTCGGATGCAGGGGCAGAAGTAAGAACGGAGCCCCGGAACTGATAAAGCGGAACGGCGGCGCGAAGGCTCATGGATTAACCTTTCCTGGCTTTCTTCTTTGGCGTCTCGATTTTGGTTTCGAGCGGCGGCATCTCTGCCACTTCAATAGCAGCACCTTCGTCCATCGCCAAGACGGCAAGGTTGCCTTCGAGGATCGAGCCAGCATCGAATCGCACAACCGTGTGGCCTTCTGGCGCACAAGAGAACTGGCGGATGAGTTTAACCTTCATTTGATTGCTCCGATGCGATTGGCATGTAGTAATTCATCCCGCCAGCCCAGATGCGGCACGGATGCTCGACAGTCGCCGGGTCAAGCCATTCAACGCCGGGGTCACCTTGGGCCAGCACAGCGGGATCATGGCCCTGCGGAACGTAGTCTTCTGGCAGCGGATCAGGAAGCGGCCCTGCGATCTGTGTCAGGCGCACGTTGACATGGTAGCGGTTGTCCATGACGGCGGGCGTGATGATCGTGCCGTCGGGATCAACAACAGCCGGAGTGATAACCACGGGGCCGATTTCGTCAATGTAGCAGCCGTTGGGACGGTCATCATAGGTGAGGCTGACGATGGCAGCCCATGCGTCCCATGTAGCTTCGTCGGTGGCGCGGTACATCAGGTCATTGCTCATCATGCTGTCCTCGCTTGAAGTTCTGCGTTGGTCAGGCGGCGCGGGATGTAGGTGATCTGGCGGATGTGGCCGTTGATATCAGCAAATCTTGCGGTTTGACTTCCTATAGCCAATACATTGACAATTGGAATTAAGGCGCTCGTGTCAGATGAAACAGAGCCACCGTTCAGGCACGCCGCAATGTCGTTAAGTTTGTATGCCAGTGCAGATTTTATAGCAGAACCACTTGTAACAGACCCGATGGAAAGTGTCGCCTGACGAGAACCTACCGTGTCAATTATTGCTTCAGCCGTAGTTGACGCAGAGTAAATTCCCATTCGGTTATTAAATGTTCCATCCCCGAGTTCAGCGTACATTTGGACGGTACTTTTAATGGCTATCAACGAGACGTTTGCCACCAACGTCCCCTCAGTCGCGCTATACGGAAACTGGCTCGTTGCCACGAACGCCACATCGGCGTTGCGGGTGACGGACGCAGCAGCCGTGGGGATGTAGGAGGTGGCGAAGGGACCTGCTTCAAGCTGTGCGCCCCAAAGAAAAATCCCATCTACCCCGTTACCCGCCACTACGGCAAAATTCGTATCGGAGAAATTAACATTACTAGGTACTGTTCCACTGTTATCAGTAGTGAACACCAGCACAACTCTGATCCAGCCATTTGGGAGAAGCTGGTATGATTTGCTAACAATCGTTCCACCAGTGGAAACGTCTCCAGAGAAACTTAGCGTGCTTAGGTTGAATGTCGTTGTTATAGGCTTGCCGTTACCGCGAGGTCCAAAGGCAAACGAAGACCGTTCCGCAGCCTTTGCAAATACAGACAAAGAATACGTTGTGTTACTAGCAAACGTAACTGAAGGACCAATAGAATGCTGCACATTTGTTGCATCAGATATAATTTTGTCAGCAGTAGCTGTTCCATCAGGAGCTGTTGTTGCGTTTGCGGTTACAGTCGTTGCTACTTTTACATAAACGGCGTCATTAAACTGCTCGCTGTATGTCAGCAGATTTGTCCGCTGCTCCTCCACCAGCAACCCCTTTGCCGCCAGCGTTGACGGGTCGTAGTCAAGGCGAGGACCGTGTGCTGCTGCCGCGCTCGGAGCCGCGCCAAAGTTAGGCGTGTAAGAATCAAGCGACGCGCTGCTGGAGAGTTGCGCGCCCCAGAGATAGACGCCAGAGATGCCATCGCCAGTGAACGAAGAGCCTCGGGTAGCAGCGCCGCTATCAACCAGATTGATGTTTGTATTACCAGCCGCCCCAGAAAGTGTGCTGGTAATCGCCAGGCGATACCAACCGTTTGCGGCGTCCGTGATGGAAGCCGATGTGTAATTGCCAGAGGTTACAGTCGCCAACGTAAGGTCAAAGTTAGCAAAATTAGTAGATATTCCTCCAGTCCACAAAAGTTGGACGAAACGTGCGCCAGATGCCTTCACATAAACGGAAAAGGTGTACGCTGCCGCAGTCGATGTGAACGCTTGGTTCGTAAATGTTGCAGTAGTTGAAGCCGCTGAAACCAACGTATCGGCAGACAATGAGCCATTTGGAGCCGCTATGGTATTTGCAGAAATGCTGGAGTTTCCTTTCGTCCACGCCGCATTATCAAACGCTTCCGTGAAACCCAGCAGGTTCTTTGGCGTGCTCGGGTTATAATACGGATACGCGGAGGCGTTGGCTTGCATCCCGCCGAGGTCGGAGCGGTAGAGGTGTGCGCCCCATGCGTAGACTTCGTCGCCGCTGGTTACAATGCGGATGCCCGCGCTCTTCGTGCCCGCCGTCGGGGTCTGCGTGACAGTGTAGAGCGCCCAATCGTTGGTGATTGTAACGGTCGTGTATGTGCCGTTATCGGCAGCAATCTGAATGTTGCCCGCCCCGGTCTTGCGGCGCAGCCACACGCCAAAAACATACGAAACGGCGATGGCGGAATAAGACTGGAGTGTTGTTCCGTTCGCACCTGACGCCGCAATAGTGTCTGCGGTAGTCGTGCCATCCGGTGCGGCAATTGAGTTCGCAGTCACCGTGGCGCTGCTCTTCGTCCAGCTAGAAGTGTCTAGCTGCTCGCTCGCCAGCAGCAGGTTATGCTGTGCCCAATTGATGTAGCCGTCGCTGTCCGTCACGGTAGCAAGAGAACCGCGCGAGAACGTGATGAGGTCAGTTGCGAAACCAGTTGTCGTCGGCATCAGCCCTGCATCCTTACGGCGCGATCATTGTGAACAAATCAATTGCAGATTTTACGATGAGAGAAGCGGCCCCATTGAAGGAGCCGCCCCTTAGTCAAGTTTAGGTAGCGGCCACGTTGCTGCCGACGAACGTGGTGGCAGCGCGATGCGGCTTGTTGAGGATGCCGTAGACCTTGACGGTCGCATCGGTGCCGGTGGTGCCAACGCCGTTCATGCGAACATAACGCTTGGAACCCTTGTAGCCAATGCCGCCGATGATCTTGTTGTCATCGCCATCGGCAGTGACAGACAGAGCAATCGTGCCATTGACCGAATCAGCCGCAACGATGGCCGCAGCGTCACCAGCAACGGTCGTGTCGGAGTGCTGGGCCGTGAATGTGAAGCCAGCAGCAGCGCCAGCATCGGTCACGGTGTCGGTGGCAAGCATGAGCGTCACGGCGTCGAAGCCACGAGTATCAACCCACGAAGTAGCCCCGGCAGTGGTGCCAGAGAGAGTCACGGTGCCAAGCAGAACAACCTGCTTGTTGGAAAGCATATCACGCATCTCAAGAATCCTTCTTATCGGCGTGGTTGCGGAGCGGCGTTATTGCCGCCCCGCGTTAGTGCTTTAGGCAGTGAACTCGATCAGCTTGATAGCCTCGAAGTTCACGACATCGCCGCCCACACGCTTCGTGGTGTAGAACTCAACGTAGGGCTTGGCAGAGTAGGGATCGCGCAGAGTGCGGATGCCGAGGCGGTCCACGATCTGATAGGCTTCGCGCATATCGCCAACGGCGATGGAGAGCGAATCCGTGGCCGGATCGGGCATGTCCTCAAAGGACGCGACCGGATAGCCGAGCAGCGAAGCGGGCTGACCGGCAGCGATGCCGGGAGACCACAGGTAAGCGCCGTCCGAGTCCTTGAGCTTGCGCGTCAGCTTGAGCGTGGCGCGGTTCATGAACCAAGTTGCGTTGGCGCGGTACTGCTGCTTGAGGCCATAGAGCGCGTTGATGAGAACATCGCCACCGTTGGGAGCGGCGGCAAATGCGCCGTTCACGCCGGTATCGAAACGCTCGATGGTGCCGGGAAGCGTGGTGCCAGACGAATAGGTCAGGAAGCCACGGGGCTTATTGACGCCGTTGCCGACAACGAAAGCGTTGGCTTCGTCACGGGCGAACTTCTCGGAAACCTTGGAGGCAAGCCATGCTTCCATGTTGATCGAGGCGTCATCGAGCAGCTTTTGCGTAGCCTTGGGCTTCGCATAGAGTTCGTGGGCAGGAATGCGCCACTTGCCAAGCTGCGGCGTGTTGGTCTCAGGACGGCTGTCCGTTTCTCCAACCCAGCCCGAAGAGGCTTCGTTGAGATCGAACAGGCCTTCGAGGGCATCCGAGGAGATGACCTGGATCGAGGCGTATGCACGCATCGGGCTGGTCTCGAAGACCTTCATCACGATACGGCCAGAGAGGTCGGGATTGACCACATAGCCGCCATCTGGATCGGTGCCGACCGACAGAGCCTTGCGCTCATCCGGCCCCATGACTTCTTCGCCCTTGCGGAGGAAGGTGTCGAACGCGGCTTTGTAGCCGTCCATGTCGGCAGCGCCGAAGGAACCAGCAACAGCGCCACGGCGGCGTGCGTTCATGGAGGCCCACTCCTGGGCCTTGCGGTCCAGATCGACCACTTCGCCACGCTCGTCGGTGACGATGCGGGACTGACGCTTGGAAGCCAGAACGGCCTCGTCAGCAATCTTCTGGGCCTTCTCAAGATCGGCTTCGATCTTCTGAAGCTTGGCCTCGGTCACGACATCGGCGCTGCCCTTCTTTTCGATCTGGGCAAGGCGTTCGTCGTTGGCTTTCTTGAACTCTTCGAATCCGGCGTGCAGCGCGTCAACTGCGCCGATGGCCTTCTTGATTTCCTCTGACATGCAGGAATTCCTTTAGCTTTGACAGTGACTGTAAAAGGGCGTCTACGCCCTCGATTACGGCCTCTTCATCGCCAGCGTCCCGCTGTCTCTGTAGGGCTTTGAATCCGTGGAGAGTGAGAGCCACGGCCTCTTTGCGAGAGTATCCTGCATCACGCAGGAAACGCTCGAAATCTCTTTCGGTGGTGATCGACTTGACGTTTGTCACCTTTGCATCAGGCAGCATCGGGAACGTCACAAGACTGATCTCGAACAGATCCACTTCCATCAGCTTGCGAACACGGCCATCGCCCTCTGGGATGGCTTCCATTGTGCGATAGCCGATTGACATGGAATCGATGGCCCCGGCGCGAAGGAGCGCCATTGCCTCGCGGCCTTTTTCTACTTCTTTGAGCAGACGGCCACGGACAAACAGGCCACGCTCGTCCTCGTAAATGTCATCCCAGACGCCGATGGGCTGGCTCATATCGTGCTGCCATAGCATCTTGACTTTACGAGAGCCGAGCGATTTGCGAAATGCGCCGCGTTCGACCACATCCATTCCCTGATCGACAACGCCGAACACCGAGGCATAGCCCTCGAAGACGCCATCTTGATCCGGTTCGCGCTTGAGCGTGAGGGATACGTTCTTATGCTGGATCGGTTCGGACATGAACTTGTCGCCCTCTTCTCTGCGAACTATTGCGTTGGCCCATGAGCGGCCAGGATCACCGCCCCACAAGGCCCATGCGATGCGGCCAGCGGAAGGATAGCCGTCCTCGCCGGGGGAGAATCCTTCGCCTTGCTTGTCTACCTCATGGCGGGCGAAGTAAGACACCATCCGCTTGACGGTATCGAGCGAAAGGTTGCGGC